GTGGCAAACAAGGCCTTGATTTGGCCGTTATGGATGCTTTCACAGGTCAGTCAAGACCGGCGAACACCTTGTCTGGTGGCGAAACCTTTTTGGCATCGATGGCTCTTGCCTTAGGTCTTGCGGATGTTATTCAAAGTTATGCGGGTGGTATTCATATGGATACGATGTTCATCGACGAAGGCTTTGGTACTTTAGATCCAGATACATTAGAACTGGCCATGGAAACATTGGTACAATTACAATCTTCTGGACGCCTCATCGGCATGATTTCTCATGTACCTGAATTAAAGACTCGTATACCTGCCCACTTAGAGGTCACACGTGGGGATGATGGCAGTACGGCAAAATTTGTGATTAACTAGCTATAGAATTGCCAAATGTGATACTATTAAAAGAGGATATTAGAATAACCATAAAAACCCAGTAAACACGCTGTTTACTGGGTTTTCGTTTTCTTAAAATTATCAAAAATCGCTATATTTCGTTACGGTAGCTCACCTGTGGCTCACCCTTAATTAGGTCATCATAGGTCGGTAATTTATTCACCGCCTCTACATATTGATTCGTAGTCTTATGCGTGTAAATGTCTTGTGTGATATTGCTGGCAGTGGAGTGGCCAACAATATGCTTAACAATAATTTCCGGAATTTCTGCATTACTGCACATGGTGATAAACGTGTGTCTCGTATCGTGTGGTACATGTTCGCCCAAGTTGAGTTCTTGGCATATTTTAGTAAAATGAGTACGATATATGGTCTTACTAGGAGATTTAAATAACCTATTGGAGCGTTTGAATTGAGCTTCACTGTAGAAGGCAGATACAATGGGGTAAATACATTCCGCAATTGGTATGATTCTACGTTTACCTGCGTCCGTTTTAGATCCACCAATCATGTATCGTTCTTTTAGATGCACATCCTCAATTTTAATACCGTATAGCTCGGAAATTCTGAGTCCGGTGTAAATATAAAGTAGCAATATTTGAGCCGTACGCTCGTTTTTATGCTCCCATAGTGTAATTATATGGCTCGGGGTAAAAACTTTCGCTATGCGTGTGCTAGGGGCATTTTTTGAGATTATAATATCGCGCATATAATTCTTTGTTAACACTTCATGCTTTATCCCGACATTCATCACACGAACCAAGATAGCTTTGACTGATTGAAGATAGGATTGCTTCCTGGTCGGGTCATCAAAGAATGATTGAACATGGGGAACACGTAAGGTAGTAACATCTTGTGATAAGAGATGCGCAAAGTGGTCCCGCACAATTTCAATATGTTGGATACGCCCTTTAGATAACCCTTGACGCTTTGACTCGTCAATCGTCCAATCGAATACTTGGCCAAAGGTAGTCATCTTACGTTCTGCAAAGGCATCTGGGTTACTCGCAAATTGTGCTAAGGCCTGGTATGCGTCAGCTTGCTTCGCAAAAGTCCCTAGTGAGCGCTTAATAGGTTTTCCTTCAGCTGTCCATCCTGCTGTGATAACTGCCCTGTACGGCTTACGAAGGTTTTTATGTTTCATTTTATATACGGTTCCTGAACCGTTGGCTCGTTTCATAGCCATAATTTCATATCCTCCTATAAGTAAGCCCCTATCTGAGTAGTATTGGATAGGAGCTTACTTCTTATTTAAATTGAATCTGTTTAGCCTCTCCGTTGAGGTAGTAGGTTACGGTAGGTTTATTCGCATTGATGTAATCAACGAGGCCTGGCTGAACTGGCGCCACGTATATGGTGTGGTAGAAGAACGATTCAGGGAACATATCAAATCGGTGTGCAGGCGGCACGGTCTGAACAATCTGCCAACGCGCCTGTACGGACTTCCCATTAGGGAAAGTAAGCGTGGAGTTCTCTCCGCCCTGGGCGGATGTGAGTGTCCAGTCCTCAAGGACTACATTGGTTACAGTGTGGCCAAGCACCGACTCGTCCTTAAACTCGATGGACGGCCTAGGCCATAGGGCGAATAGGGCGATGCCACAGATAACTACTGCACTAATTAATACAATCAAAATACGTTTGACATTCATTATAATAACCTCCCGAAGTTAAATAATGTGATGATAAAAGTCGATTCCGTCAATGTCGCCATCATCAATCTGGGACATTCTAACCATACGCTCGACTAAATTAACGTGATGATCCACATAAAAGTCATCACGGATAATGTGACTCAGCTCATGCTTTATTTCTTCCCTCATTCGTTCATGGGGGAGATTTTTATTAATATAGATATTATGAGTATCTATATCCTCTGATTCCTCAGAAACTGCTTTGGCATTTGGTAAGTCACAATAGATAAGGTTAATAACCAATACTACCACTCTCCCTTGTGTGTATTACTTATGTTTAGATTTTAAGAACTCTATGTATTTGACGGTTTCTTCCATCTCCTCTTTAGTAATATCTTTTGCGGCAGAAAAGAGCATGCGCGCACCTGGACGTGTACGTAGGTACTCCGCAAATTCGGCTGCTTCCGCATCAGAATAATATCCGTCTTCAACATACTTCTCTACTAATTGAGATTTAGGAACCCCGAAATAATTCGCCATCATCTCTATTTTATCGATTCTAGGATATGTGTTACCCTTAACCCAATCTGTAAAGGTCGTGTATTTAAATCCCAAGTCAGCACAGATTTTATTGCGGTCTATGCCTCGACTATCCATTAAGCGTTGGATATTTTCAGCCATAATAGCCTTATTACCTAAATCACTCATGTTGAAATCCTCTCAAATTAATATCATTAATATACCTATATATTACGATAACTCCGTAAAAAAATCAATATTTTACGGAAATTTTACATTATTTTATGATTAATTTATGGACATTACGGTTTATCCGTACTACAATGATAACTGTAAACAGGAACTACACATCAGAAAGGAGGTAGCCCATGAAGTACACGCTGAAGATGTTGAGGGCATCGAGAAATTGGTCACAGGTAACAGCGGCAATGCATGTTGGCGTATCAGTTGACACCTGGGGGAACTGGGAGCGTAAGCGTTCATTTCCGGACGTGCCACACATTAATAAGATTCAAGAGGTGTTCAATGTGACATATGATGACATTATTTTTTTATAACGGATTACGGTTAAACCGTTACGGAATGTTAAGATTCTAACCAAATACAGGAGGTAAAACTATGAACAATGAAAAAGATGATCGTATCGTCATCGAAAACTTATATGTCCAACAGGTTCAAAGGACCGCTAAGATTGACCTCTGGTTCAACCGAATCCTTGGATTGTTGTCATTTATAACGTTAACCGTTATGATTATCTACTTTGTAATCATGTTAAAGGTATTATGAACCCCACCATTACAGTGAAACAAATGGCTAGCGTTTTAGGCCTAACCCTTACAGCGGTTAGAGAGGGCATCGCTAACAACCATTACAAGGCCTTCGCCTATTGCTACGGCAAAGGCAAAAAACGGACCTTCGTCATTGACCGGTTCGGATTTGAAACATACCTGGCTCGAACAGGGAGAAGTGAAGAGTACATCAAGGAGGCATTTAATCATGCATGCATTTCTTAAATTAGTAGCCGGATTAATCCTCATGGGCTCCGTTGGTAGCCTCGAGATTGACCGCATAGGCTTTACACAATACTTCATCCAATGCGCCCTAGGGTTGGCGCTTTGGATTGTGGCCGAGCAAGGTCAAACCATCAGACGGCTCAAAAGGAGACAACGATGAGACGGAAACCAATCATCCCTATGATGCGGTTAAAGAACAGTTTCGACCTTAAGAAGCTGATATATGATAACACACCATACGGGTTATGCAGTTTCGGCGAAGTCATCGGAATCAGTTCCACGACCTTGGTTAAGATATCACAGTATCAACCCGTGCGAATTTGCACGGCCAGGTTAGTCGCGAAAGGCCTTGGCCAACGAATCGACTTCTTATTTGACCAGTGTTCGATTCAACAAAAGACCTGGGGCAATCGATTTGGTTACCGCATTAGACCGGAAGTATTCCGTAAAGTGCTAGCCGATAAGGGATTATCCATCAAAGACGTCGCCGAGATGTGCGGGATGCACTACGCAACCATATACAGTCATCTCACCGGCAAGAATAAATCGATGTCATTTAGTAAGGCGGTCATCTTGGCCGACACCTTGAACATCGATATCGGATTGATATTTGATTTTAGTCAGTATTAAGTGAGGTAACCCTCACATGGGCAATGATGGCCAATTGGTACGGAGCCCAAAGGTAATTATATTTCTTATTTAACAGAGAGGAGGTTCCTATGCAGAACCCTACAAAGAACAACGTACGGACCTTTGTTAGAAGTCTGTACAACGCTCGGCTCTTGGAACAAACAGAGGCTGAAAGCGTAGCGCTCGAATCTCATTACATCAGCCTTGAAGCCGATGGGCGCGTGGCAGCCGCTGAAGCGTTCCACAAAGTCATTAACGGCTTACGTGAAGCACGGAAAGGCGCCCAAAGTTTGGAAGAACTTGGTTATGGCACGCTAGCCAATAAGCTCGTCCCTGATGCGGACAACTTCATCAAGCGTATGTGCAAACCGCTCCACGAATGGTGGTATGACAATCTCGATGTTAACTCCGAGAAGGGCCAAAAGTGGCGTGCAGTCCTTGAAGTGGCCAAACCTTATGAAATTGAGATTCGTAAGTTGAAGTCCGCACGGAATGCATTGAATAACATTATTGATCGTTCCGCTTCAGGTAAGCAAGCCGTAGTCGAGCTTAAGAAATTTGGATTCGACTATGACACCTGGGCACATGCACAAGTTGATATCGGTAGTCCTTCCGATTTCGATATTCTAAAATGCCCAAAAGAAAATGACCGCATCAGTACTGGAACTACTGACACGGCCACATCAAAATAATTTTGACACTTATATTATACGAGGTATTTCAACTATGAACAAGAAAATCATTACAACATTAGCAATTTCTGCGTTGGCAGTTAACGTGGTTGGGGCTACTAGCAATAATACAATCGTTGGGACAAATAATACCATTTCCGCAAATTCTACAAGCTCAATGATATCCGGATTCCAAAATCACATTAATGCGAATAACGCATTTGCCTTTGGTACGAATAATACGGTTTCTGGCGAAAATGGTTTCGCCGGTGGTAACGATGCAAAAGCATCGGGCCGTAACTCCTTCGCCTTTGGGTCTCACGCCGAAAGCTTGGTGGAGTACACCATCGCTATCGGCAACCAGGCTAGAACGGCGTCCTATGATAGCGTTGCTATCGGTAATGGCGCGTTCGTATCAGGTGAAAGCTCCGTGGCCTTTGGACGTTCCAATAATGTGACTGGAGAAAATTCCGTCGCAGTTGGTGCTAATAATGGCACAGTAGCCGGTGGCCAGTCCGCCGTAGTAGGATACAACAATAAAATCGGTTCCCAAAAGGAACAACTCGTATTCGGTTCTAATTCCGAATCTAATGGTCAAGGCGCGTTGGTGTTCGGCACACACGCCAAGGCCTTAGCAACTGACGCTTTAGCCTTTGGCAACAACACAATAGCCGATCGTGCCAACTCCGTTGCTATCGGCACCAACTCGGTGACCGATGATGCGGTCGGAGTTGATGGCGTAGACCTTAACGGCACACGTCATATCTTCGCCGGCGAACAACCGGGCGCAGTTGTATCCTTTGGTGCCAAGGCTCGCACAGGTGCGGGCGGTGTGGCTCAATATAACAGACAACTCCAAAACGTGAGTGCAGGGCGTGTTGAGGCTGACAGCTTGGACGCGGTCAACGGCTCCCAATTGTACGCTGCATACGATGAAATCAACACGTTAGGCGCAAAGGTGCGTACTAATACATCTGATATCAGCGCCCTTCAGGATACCTCTGCTAACCACGAAACGCGTATCACGAATTTGGAAAACCGCCAATACAACATGGCCGGTGAAATCAGTAATCGTATCAATACAACCGAACAGCGCCTTAATAAATTGGGCGCATCTAGTGCTGCGTTAAGTGGCTTGCATCCACTTGACTTTAATCGTAATGATAAAGCATCTTTTGCGATTAGCTATGGGTATTACCGCAACGCTAACGCAGTAGCATTGGGAGCGTTCTATCGTCCTAACGAACGTATTATGGTTGGTTTCGGCGCTACATTAGGCGCTGAAAATCAGTACACCATTAATCTTGCATTTAAGACTGGTAAAGGTTCTGATTACATCGCTGAGGCTAAAGACGCACAAAGCCGTATCAGCAAGTTGGAGCGCTTAGTGGATGAGTTAACGCAAGAAGTTGCTGCTCAACGTCGTATTTAGGAGGTTACTATGAACAAGAACACACCCTACATGCTCAACATTGATATGTTCTTAGCTGAGGACATGAGCACCTGCCGGTGTAAATGCGCCACATCGGTAGGAAGTAAAACAGTATTAGCCGCATTACTCGCTAGTGCAGTTGTTTCAATCGCTCATGGACATAGCCATGATCCGCACAAGTTCGCGGAAGCCGTATGCGGAGCGATTATGGAATTTATTGATAAGCCTGGCTTTACGAAGCCGAATCAAAAATTATCTTAGGGGTGACGTGAATGGCACGGAAAAATAGAAGAAAACGGATTGTGAAAGATACCTCTATAGAGCAGTTAATTTCACATGAAGCGCATAAAACTGCTCCACCTAGTCCGTGGGATGTTAGAAGCTCCCTCAGGGAACAATCTAAACGTGAAAAGATTGTTACGAAGCGACTTAATAGGATTGATACCTGGGTGACTAGAGCATGCCAAGTCGTATTCATCATCTTAGGTGTTTGTGTTCTCATGCTGTTACACGTTCACGGCATTATTTAGATATTAACTAGAAAGGATTTCCTCATGATAAGAATCACTTTTGAAGCAAAAAATTATGTATCACTTTGTGAAGAACTTAAATTGTTCCTCAGCTACAGTAATATTCCTACGACGGAAGAACCGCCCACAGCTCCGGTGGTGCCCGCCACAGTCCAAGCTCCTCCGGTGGCTCCAGTCGCTCAACTTACTCCAGTAGCTCCTGTGGTACCGACATCTGTGTCGGTACCAACGACTCCAGAACCAGCGCAAGCACCACCTACACCGGCTGTACCTGTAGCACCGGTTAAGGAATATACGTTGGAAGAAATTCAGGTGGCCTTGCAACCTTTAATGGATGCAGGCCGTACGAATGAAATCGTTGGCCTAATGCAAAAATACAAAGTGGCAAGCCTTCCTGAACTTCCAAAGGACCAATTCCCTAATCTCGTAGTTGACCTTCGCAACATGGGGGCTCGAATCTAATGGCTAGTCATGCGCTACTAAGCGCGTCAAGTTCCCATAGGTGGCTACATTGTACGGGGGCGCCTCGTTTAGAGGCGACCTTCCCTGATACTACATCAGAGTATGCAAAGGAAGGAACCTTGGCTCATGAACTATGCGAATTGAAGCTGAAAAAATACACTACGGCGATGGCCAAGGGTACCTACACCAGGGCGTATAACAAAATCAAAAAGAACGAGTTATGGGCACCTGAGATGGACGAAACTACAGACGTGTACCTTGAGTACATCAAGTCCATTATGCTGAGCTACAAGGTCGCTCCCGTCGTGGTCATAGAAAAGCGGGTTGATTTTAGTCAGTATGTGCCCGAAGGATTCGGTACGGCTGACTGTATCATCTTGGCTGGTGATACGCTTCACATCATCGACTATAAGCACGGCAAAGGTGTTGTAGTTGATGCGGATCATAATCCACAGATGATGCTATACGCACTCGGCGCTATGCACGATTACAGTCTCTTGTACAAGTTCAACACTATCAAGATGACCATTGTACAACCTCGTGTTAACAACATTTCAGAGTTTGAAATGTCCTCCGATGAACTTCGTAAATGGGGTGAGGAGGTAGTCGTACCGAAGGCTAAAGAGGCCTACGAAATGGAAGGCCATACCTTTGAGGCTGGCGCCTGGTGTGGGTTCTGTAGAGCAAAAGCTCAATGTCGAACACGATGTGAGCATTTCGATGCGATGCACGTGTTCACGAACCAAGACCCTCGTCTGATTAGCCTTGAAGAACTAGGTACTTACCTAGAACACGGCAAAGACATCGAATCCTGGTACAAAGACATCAAGGAATACGCTTTATCTGAATCCTTAGCCGGTGCAGAGGTGCCAGGCTGGAAAGCTGTAGAGGGCAGAGGCTCCAGGGCCTTCCAAGATGGCGATACTGCTATTCAAACCCTTATCAATGGCGGGGTAGATGAATCTATCCTCTATGAACGTAAGGTTCTTACCTTGGCTCAAATCGAAAAAGCTATCGGTAAGAAAGAATTTAATGAACTCGTAGGCGACCAGGTCGTTAAGAACCCTGGCAAACCTACTCTTGTAGCTGATACGGACAAGCGCCCTCGTATCACTAACCAACCTAGTGCGGCGCAAGTATTCAATACCAATGGAGGTAACTAATTATGGCATTCCAATGCAGACCAACAGAAGTTCTTTTAAAAAATGTACGTTTATCATTTGTTCATTTATTAGAACCATACACTAATCCAAATAACTTCAGCGAAGCGAAGTACAGCGCTATGATCCTTGTACCTAAATCCGATACTGCACAAGTACAAGCGATTACTCAAGCTATTGAAGCTGCGATTGCCGATGCTCGTGTGAAACATGGCGCCAAAGTTCCGGCGCAACCTAAAACACCAATTCACGATGGCGATGGCTATACACCAGGTGGCAAAGAATACGGCCCTGAATGTAAAGGTCACTATGTATTCAACGCATCCCAATCCATGAAATTCAAGCCGGAAATCGTTGACCTTCAAGGTCAACCACTTACTGAACCTGGCCAAGTATATTCTGGCATGTACGCCAACGTATTGGTTAACTTCTACTTCTACAATAATCAATCCTCTGGTATTTCCGCCGGCTTAGGCCCTGTACAAAAAGTACGTGATGGTGAACCTCTTGGTGGTGGTCAACCTGCATCTGCTGCATCCGTATTCGGTGCTCCTCAAGGTAGCGCAGCAAATGTATTCGGTGGTGCTGAAGCCGTTCCAGCTATCAACCCTGTTACTGGCCTTCCAATGTAATAGGTGGCCGTTATGCGCCACTTAAGCATTGATATTGAAACATTCTCATCCAATGATATCGGCGCAGGGGTGTACAAATATGTCGAAGCGGAGGATTTCGAAATTCTCCTCTTCGCATACTCGTATGACTTCGGCCAGGTTGAAGTTGTGGATCTAGCACAAGGGGAAGCGATACCGAATGAAGTGATTGCGGACCTCAAAAATCCGGACGTGATTAAACATGCATACAACGCACAATTTGAAATCACATGTCTCAATAAGGCCGGATATACTACTCCATTACGTCAATGGCACTGCACGATGATACATGGAGCCTATTTAGGGTATCCTATGGGCCTTGCTAAGTTAGGTGTTGCCCTAGGGCTACCACAAAATAAATTAAAGGATAAAGCCGGTAAGGCTTTAATCCGGTATTTTAGTATTCCATGTAATCCGACCAAGTCGAACGGCGGTCGAACTCGTAACCTACCACATCATGAGCCTGAAAAGTGGCGAACCTATGTCGAATACAATCGTCAAGACGTGGTTACTGAAATGGAATGTTATAAACGGCTCGCATCGTTCCCCGTACCTGATGAAACATGGAACGATTGGTACATCGATATTGAAATTAATAATCGTGGTGTACTTATCGACCATGACCTCGTCATTGGTGCCCTTTGCATCGATGAAGAAAACACGAACATCCTTACAAAGGAAGCACAGGAAATCACGCGCTTGGCCAATCCTAATTCTACGCAAGCACTCCTCAATTGGATTAACACCAATACAGGGGCTAACCTTCCTAACTTAACAAAAGATACCGTTGATGGCGCTCTCAAGAGTGACATTAACCTGGTGGCCAAACGTGTACTTGCCTTACGTAAGAAACTGGCCAAGTCCTCTGTATCAAAGTACGTAAAAATGGAAGAGTCCTGGGGTGCTGATTATCGCCTTAGAGGCGTGTTACAGTTCTACGGAGCCAATCGTACCGGACGTTGGGCAGGACGGCTCATACAGGTCCAAAACCTTCCGAGAAACTACATCGAAACGCTTGACGTCGCGCGTTCCCTCGTGACACATCGTAATCGTGTCGGGCTCGAACTCTTATATGGTGATGTAGCTGATACGCTCTCACAGTTAATCCGTACGGCTATTATCGCTCCTGAGGGTAAGACATTATGCGTGGCTGACTTCTCCGCCATTGAAGCACGGGTTATTGCCTGGCTAAGCGGTGAGCAATGGCGTCAACAGGTATTCGCCCACGATGGTGATATCTACTGCGCCTCGGCGTCATCGATGTTTGGCGTTCCTGTAGTGAAACATGGTGAGAACGGACACCTACGGCAAAAGGGGAAGGTCGCAGAACTTGCCCTTGGCTATCAAGGTGGCGTGAACGCGTTAAAGGCTATGGGCGCCCTTGATATGGGGCTATCGGAAGAAGAACTTCCGGACATTGTAAGGTTATGGCGCGAAGCTTCACCACGGATTCGTGATTTATGGTATCAAGTCGAAAACGCTGCAGTGTACGTCGTAACCACAGGCAACCCTATGGGCCTTGACCACGGTATTATATTTCGTTTAGAAATTGATCCGATATACGGCTATCGATACATGACGATTGAGTTACCAAGTGGTAGAAAGTTATTCTACCCTGGTGCGTATATTAAGGAAAACCAATTTGGTAAGGACGCCGTCCATTTCAAGGCGCAATTCAACAACGCCTGGGTGGACGATAGTACCTACGGCGGAAAACTCGTCGAAAACATTACACAAGCCGTGGCTCGTGACTGTCTAGCCGTGACGTTAAGGCGGTTAACGATGGCAGGGTATCCGATTACTATGCACATCCATGATGAGGCGGTTATGGAAATCCCTTCCGAAGGTAAGGAAGAAGCACTTGATAAGGTTAACGCTTTATTTGGGGCTCCGATTCCATGGGCTGAAGGGTTACACCTCTCAGCGGCCGGATTCACCAGTGATTATTATATGAAGGATTAGAAAGGGCGTTGGCCATATGATTAATGATAAAAAACTAATAATTAGCGTAGGCCAAAGTCGCACGTCTAAACAATGGATTCAATCGGAGCTTATGTGGTCCGAGTTCATCGAACGGCTCCGCACACCGCAACGTACTACGGAAACAGTTGAGCAGTATCATCAACTTCCAAAGTCTGCACAGGCTAAGTTGAAGGACATCGGCGGTTTCGTCGGTGGTAGTTTAATAGGGCTCCAACGTAAGGCGATTAATGTCACCGGTCGTGACCTTATCACCCTTGACCTTGACGCCATTGAGCCTGGCCAAACCGATAATGTAGTGCGTACAGTGGACAGTTTAGGTATGGCGTACGCCGTGTACAGTACGCGCTCACACACGCCACACCGTCCACGGTTACGGGTAGTCATCCCAACTGACCGCACCATGACACCTGATGAGTACGAGCCAATCGCTCGTAAGGTGGCCAGTTTAATCGGTATCGGCATGATGGACTCGACGACGTTCGAAGCCTCGAGGCTCATGTACTGGCCAGGATGTTCTAGCGATGCACAGTATGTGTTCCGATATGCAGATAAGCCGTTCTTATCTGCAGACGGCATACTGGCGGAATATCCCGATTGGCGGGACGTGGCGTCATGGCCACAGGTGCCAGGTTCTGAGACTTCAGTTAGAGTGAAACAACTTCTTACGAAGCAACAGGACCCGTTATCGAAGCATGGTATCGTAGGTGCCTTTTGTCGGCAGTACGGTATTCGTGAAGCAATCGATACGTTTCTACCTAACGCGTACACATACGTTGATGGTTCTAATGACCGCCTAACCTACGTCGAAGGCTCGACCATTGGCGGTGCGGTAATCTATGACGATGATAAGTTCTTATACTCACATCACAATACGGATCCGTGCGGTGGCCAACTCGTGAACGCCTTTGACCTGGTTCGACTTCATAAGTTCCATGACCTCGACGAGACGGCCAAGGACGGCACACCACCACATAAGATGCCATCGTTTCTAGCGATGAGTAAGCTAGCCTTTGAGGACTCAGAGGTGGCCATCAGTATCCAGCAGGAACGTGCGCGTGAGTCCGCTACGAACGTGTTCCAAGAATCGATAAGTAATTCTAATACTACCGATGTAACCGACCTTGACGCCAACGCTATGCTCGAGACGGAATGGATGAAGTCCGCGGGCCTCAAATATAACGATAATCAAGGGCTTAAGAAAACGCGTGATAATATTCTTAAACTATTAACACATGACCCGGCCATCAAGGGGCGTATCGCATACGATAAGTTCGGTAGTCGCTATATGGCCATGGGTGCGTTACCGTGGGCGTTATCGGAGCACGGTAAACGCATATGGACTGACACGGATGATAGTGGTATCCAGTGGTACTTAGAAAACCGCTTTGATATCACCGGCAAGGATAAGGTCCTTGATAGCGTGCTACTGATAGCGAAACAAAATGCATTCAACCCCGTGACCGATTATTTAGACAGTCTCACCTGGGACGGTGTGGAACGATTAGATACAATCTTCATCGATTACCTAGGGGCTGAGGATAACGTGTATACCCGTGCGGTAGGTCGTAAGGCCTTCGTAGCTGCGGTAGCACGTGCGTACGAACCTGGGTGTAAATATGACACGATGCCGGTATTAGTCGGCGCCCAAGGAATAGGCAAATCTTCGCTTATTCGATTAATGGGCAAAGATTGGTACGCTGATGGGCTTAACACATTTGATGGTAAGGAAGCAGCTGAAAGCATCCAGAATAGTTGGTTAGTTGAAGGCGGTGAAATGGCCGGGTATTCGAAGGCTGAAGAAAACGCATCGAAACAATTCTTATCACGCCAGGTCGACGTATTCCGTAAGGCGTATGGTCGACGCACCGAAGAATATCCACGCCAATGCGTGTTCTTTGGTTCCACTAACCATCACGAGTTCTTAAAGGACATCACAGGCAACCGCAGATTCTGGCCGATACAACTTGGTTTAAAGAAACCAACGAAAAATGTATTTAAGAATTTACCGGGCGAAGTGGATCAGCTGTGGGCGGAAGCCAAAGCTAGATACCGCCAAGGTGAAAGCTTAATTATTGAAGATAATGAGGAAGTACTTCGCCTTGCAAATTTAGCACGTGAAAGCCACATGGAAGGAAATGCTAAAGCAGGTGTGGTAGCAGAGTTCTTGAAACAGAAAGTACCTGAGAACTGGAGCACGATGTCACCTAAAGCACGTGATATGTTTATGTCGGGCACACATGCGGTACCTGGACAGGTGCTAGTATTCCGCGACAGGGTATGCGCTGCAGAAGTATGGGTTGAATGTTTTGGACGTCCATTATCTTGGATGAAGAAGTCTGATAGCCGTGAGCTTAATCAAATTTTAGACAACATTCCATTCTTAATGAGGTTTGATTCGATGAAAAAATTTGGGCCTTATGGAGCCCAAAGAGGATTCTCAATTATACCCGGATTGATGTAATTTTCGAAGGTAACATTCCTGAAAATACCCCCATATTCTCAAAAAGAATGTTACCTGAGAATGTTACTATGTTACCCGAATGTTACCCGAATGTTACCTAGAATGTTACCCTAACAAACCTAGTATTTATCTATATTTATAGTACTTATTATATATAAAGGTAACATTTATATATATATGTAGTAGAAATATATATATTTAAGTACGTTATAGGGGTTAAACGGGGTTAAATAGGGTATGTATCTATATGTAAAGAAAAAAAAGCGTAACTTTGTTACCTTGCGTAAATGATAATCTCAAAATGGAGGTGTGATAATGCTTGAAAAACTAGTCGAACAGAAATTGGTTCGGGGAGTTAGAGAGTTGGGCGGTAAGGCCTATAAGTTTGTATCGCCTGGCAACGTCGGAGTGCCTGATCGGATTGTGATATGGCCAGACGGTACCGTTCAATTCGTAGAGCTTAAAACGACACGAGGTCGATTAAGCCAACTACAGGATGTGCAGTGCAAGAAACTATTGAGCCTCCTGCAGACCGTTTATATCCTTTACGGCCCTGAAGCCGTTAAGGACTACCTAACGAATGAAGGTGGTATTCATGGCGAGAGTTCCGTGTAAGAACTGTACCAGGCGTACACCTGGCTGTCATGGCATGTGTTCCGACTATAACTTGTACAAAGTTCTTAGCAAGTACGAAAAACTTCAGGAACACGATAACACCGATGTGCAGTCATATATCATGACTAACGTTCGAAAGATTCGTCATAAGATGCAAAAGGCAAAATACGGATGTACGGTTAAGGATTAGGAGGAGGTGATGCCGTATGATATTCAAGCCACATCCCTATCAAGATTACTGTATTTCACGAGTAATTAAGCAACAAAAGATAGGGCTGTTCTTGGATATGGGTTGAATGGTTTAGGAAAAACCATTATAACCCTATCTGCCATCTATCAGTTGAAGTATAACTACTTCCAGGTTAAGAAGGTGCTTATCATAGCGCCTAAGAAAGTGGCGGAAGCCACCTGGCAACGTGAAGCGGCCAAATGGGATGGCGTTGGTATTCTTAGAATATCCACAGTTCTAGGCCCGTTAAAGAAACGCGTACAAGCACTAAATACACCGGCGGATATCTACATCATCAACCGCGAGAATGTATCGTGGCTGGTTAGCTACTATAAGAACGCCTGGCCATTCGATATGGTGGTAGTCGATGAATCGAGTTCCTTTAAATCACATCGTGCCAAACGATTCAAGGACTTATCGAACATGTATAACCATATCAACCGTATGGTGCTGTTAACCGGCACACCATCGCCGAATGGGTTGATTGACCTATGGGCCCAGGTCTACTTATTAGACCGTGGCCAAACATTAGGAAAGACCTACACTGCATTTAGGGAACATTACTTTGACCCGGACCAACGAGGTCGTGATGTGATCTACAGTTACAAGCCAAAGGCGAATACAGATGACGCGATTATGTCAGCAATAGCGCCATTATGTATCTCGATGAAGGCTAGCGATTACTTAGACCTTCCACCGATTGTGTACGATACGGTGCCTGTGGTGTTAGATGCTAAGGCGAAGAAAGCCTATGAAAGCATGGAACGTGATGCAGTCCTTGAAGTATTTGGAGCAGATGAGGAAATCACCGCCATGAGTGCGGCCGCTTTATCCAATAAACTCCAACAGTTGGCCAACGGTGCCGTGTATGATGATGAACGGAATGTCCATGAAATTCATGACTGTAAGATAGAAGCGTTCATGGAGCTTATCGAACAGCTACACGGCAAGCCGGCGTTAGTGTTCTACAATTTTAAACACGATTGCGCCAGGTTGAAGGAAGCCCTAGCAAAAACAGATCTGCGTGTACGAGAATTAAAAGGTGCCGATGAAGAGTTCGATTGGAACGCCGGCAAGATTGACGTACTACTAGCACATCCCGCATCAACTGCCTATGGGCTTAACCTACAAGACGGCGGTAATCATGTAATATGGTTCGGGCTTAATTGGAGCCTTGAACTATATCAACAGGCGAACAAGCGTTTGCATCGTCAAGGTCAAAATGAAAAGGTAATCATCCATCACCTTATCTCCGTAGGTACACGGGACGAGGATATGATGGAAGCCTTGGAAAAGAAAGACGAAGCACAAGAATATGTCCTTCAGTCATTGAAGGCACGGATTGATAAATATGTGAAAGGATAATACTATGAGCAGAATATGTAAGACTTGCGGAAGCTTATTCAAGGCTACCGGTAACGAACAAGAGTGCCCTACCTGTAAGGAAGGGTTCAACGATATCATGAGTATCATTAAAGGCAAAGACAGAACGAATACAGTAAAAGACAGTAAAAAGACAGAAGCGCCACCTACTACACCAGAGCCATCACCTAAGATGACTACCTGTAAGATGTGTGGTAAGGAGTTCGAACAAACGGGCAAAGGTCGACCTGCTGTCAACTGCCCAGAATGTCGAGAAGCTTTGAAACATGAGCCTGAGCCTAAAGCAAAGTCAACAGTATCCGTAGCGACGGAAGAAGAGAAGGCTAAGCTGTATGGCAAGATTGAGCCTAAGCCAGTAGTAACGGATACGGCTTCAACAGGTGTATCAGTAGCCGACGGTAAGCCTACAGATACAATGAACGATGCGGTACATCATCCACAGCATTACACCTTGCCAGGTCTAACCGTTGAGAGCGTTGATGTCATTCGTGCGGTATTGACGCCAGAAGAGTTCAAAGGATGGTGTAAGGGTAACGCGTTAAAGTATTCCCTTCGAGCAGGTCGTAAGGATCCGGCGAAAGAAGTTCAGGACCTAGCGAAGGCAGGCGTGTTCTTAAGTTGGGTTACAGGTGAGTAGCCTATGCATACCAGTGCGAGTTTCGAGAAACTGCTACACGACCACGGGCATTACCTGGATGACCTGTATATAATCACTGTTCGATATGTTAACTACTTGGAGGAACAGTACGAGATGGCGTATGTACGAAGCGAAGAAGTCATCCGCGAATATAAGGAAGCTGGTAATGACCAGTTCGATGATAAGACGTATTCGTATCCTTGGTATCATGATGAGCGTTGGGATGAAGCTACTGATACCTTGGAAGCAATAGAAGATGAAGTCGATGAGCTGTACAAGATTGTAGAAGGGATGGATTACATATGACACAGGATAGTATTGATAGGATGTGAACGTATGGGTAAGCGTACGAGTAAGGGGACACATCCTGGAATAAGTAAACTGCAAAGGCTGATGGATAGTCACAGGAGACTAACCGACGTTGAATTACACTTGCAACGGCTGGAGCAAGAAGCACGAAGTGAGTACCCTATCACCGAAGAGCAACAGCTAAATCTCAAGACGGCGTATCGTGATCTACTTGAAGAGTCAAGGCGACTATCAAGAGAACGATATGAGCTATGGGCTATCATCCATCAAGTGCCGAGCGATTGTGAGCGTACGTTCCTTGAGTATCGCTACTACTTTGGCCTTGGCATGAAGGACGTCATTGAGGCGATGCACTACAGCGAGCCCCAGGTCTACCGAATCAGAAAGATGGCTGTCAAGTCTTTTTGCAAACTTTTTGAAAATTTCTAAAATATGATATGAAATGATAGTTGCACTTTGTGTTACTTTATGGGTGTGGATATGGAAACGAGCGCCGTATCCGCGCACTGTAGGGTAGTTCATAGTGATACCTTTCATGTACTTACACTTCTCTCCTGGGCAATAGCCCACAAATGAAGCGAAGCATTGAGGACTACGAACAACCGCGTAGTCCTTTTTGTTAGCTTTAACGAGAAAAGAAATACCCTAAATACATTTGAAATTATTTTTAAAATTTTTGAAACAAAAAGGTACTTCCTCGACGGAAAATCGCCGGTGGTCGCCTCCGCGCGATATTTGTCTCTGTGTAGGAGATTTTTCACGGTTGAAAGTAGATTACCAAAGGACAGAAAGGAGAGGACGAGATGGCAAGTGAAAAACCACGTGTGAAATTTAATAACGCAGGCGATTTACTCGTATCAAGTGCTCAGCTTTGTGACCTTTTACGAGTGACTCCTGAAATTATTTCGAGACACCACAAATCGGGCATGCCTAAAGCTGCAACAGGTTGGTGGAATCTCCGCGAAGTTCTTGTATACCTTGGCCAAGCTAAGGGGGATAAATCTAAAGACCAATCAGCGGCCACACGAAAACTGATTGCAGAGGCGGACTATAAAGAGTCTCGCGCTGCTCGTGAGAAAAAAATGCTCGACGTGTTAAATGGGGAGTATGTATCCCGTGCAGACGTGGCGAAAGAATGGTCTGCTCGTATTTTAGAATTAAAGTCCTCGCTCATTAAACTCGGTAAACGAGTAGGGAGTGAGTTCACGGATCCAGAAGAACGAGCGACAGTGGAAAGGGTGGTGAGCGAAGTTGCCGAAGACTACCTCGAAAGTTACTCGCGTAAAGGCGAGTACACGCCGGAAGTCAAAACCGGTAAAAGCAGAGCCAAGAGTTAATTGGTTCGCGGAAGAGCTCGACGCGTTTAAACCACCAGAACGATACACTGTATCAGAATGGGCCGACAATTTCAGGGTATTAACAAATATATCCGCAGAGCCAGGTAGGTGGCGAACCAAGCGAACGCCATATTTAAAAGAGCCTATGGATAAATTCACAGACCCTTTAATTGAACAGATTGTACTGTGCTTCGGAGCACAGCTTGGTAAGACTGAAACAGAGCTCAACATGATAGGGTATGCATTAGATCAAACGCAATCACCTGTCATGATGGTATACCCAACAGACGCTATTGCTAAATTTGCTAGTGATAAGCGAGTACAGCCGATGATTAAATCGGTTAAATCTATCAGTGATAATTTTGACGAGAATAGTAAATTACTAGAACTGGATTTCAACAACGGTAACTATATGGTACTAGTTGGGGCTAACTCACCAAGTAGCTTATCAAGCCGGTCAATCAAGTATCTATTCTTTGACGAAATAGACAAATACCCCGCCTTTTCAGGCAAGGAAGCTGATCCAATAAAACTTGCAAAGGAACGTACCAAAACGTTCGTTGACAAGAAAATAGTAATGGTATCCACTCCTACCGTAGAGTCGGGTAATATTTGGCAGGCGCTCATGAATGCAAATGAGCGCAGGCAGTATTACGTGCCGTGTCCACATTGCGGATTGTCGCAGACCCTCAAGTTTAAGCAGATAAAATGGCCAGAAGAACACAACGATAATGTGGACATGATACGTGATACAGCGTATTACGAATGTGAACACTGCGGAGAACATATTTACGATAAGCACAAAATGGAAATGTTAAGACATGGAGAATGGCGGGCGGCAAATAAACCGCAAAGCAAAGTCCGCTCAATTTCGTATCACTTATCGTCGATATATTCGCCGTGGGTCACGTTCGGAGACGTTGCATATGAGTTTAAGAATTCCAAAGGTACGCCTGCTTCATTAATGAACTTCATTAATTCGTGGCTAGCGGAGCCTTGGCGAAGCGCAAAAACTAAGAGTACGCAGAATATGCAATTTACGGAATCTACATATCCGTGCGGTATTGTGCCGGATAAAGCAGTATTGCTTATCGCTTCCGTAGACGTACAGCTTGACCACTTCTGGTGGGAAGTAAGAGCCTACGCCCCAGGTGTTAAGTCTTACCTAATTGATTACGGACAGGCAAGCACTTGGGATGATTTAGAGGAAATCATCATTAATCGAGAGTATCCATCAGAGTATGGGGAGCCTCGGCAGGTGATGAAAGCGGGTATTGACTCTGGCTTTAGAACCGACGAAGTATATCAGTTCTGTTCAAGATTCCCAGAGGTATGTATCCCTCTTAAGGGCTCCTCAAACCATACTACGATGACAGCACCATACACGATGACTTCTTTAGAAAGAGGGGTTGTAGGTGGATTAAAGCTATATGTGTTGAATACAGATTATTGGAAAGACTTCATATTCGCGAGAATGGTAAGACCAATAAACGAAGACGGCACGATCCATTTATATAAAGATTGTCCGCAAGAGTACTCAGACCATCTAAGGTCAGAGGAAAAGCAGGAACATCGAAATGTAAAAACAGGGGCAGTAACAGTACAGTGGAAACCACTTACTAGCCATCCTGTCAACCATTTACTTGATACATGTACATACAATGCTGCAGTCGCAGACATTGCAGGAGTGAAGTATTTAACGGAACCCGAAGAATACGAAGAATCCAATCCTGTTACCGAGGATATCGACTACGGTGTAGGAATGGGGAATACGAACCATTGGTTTAGATAGGAGGTGAACCATGAGCGATGTAAATGAACAATTGGACCGTATCCGTGAGGTAATCGAGGATATTGAAACAAAAGGATACTCCGAATTACAGATCGGCGGTAAGCGGTTCAAAGCGATTGACCTTCCCGTGCTATATGCACGAGAACAAACGCTGATGCAACGGGTTCATGAGGAAGCGAACGGCTTTCAAAGTGATGCATACGTGACATGGGGTGGACGATGAATATCTTAGATAAGGTAATCGGTTGGGTTAGCCCTGAGAGGGCGCTTAATCGTATCGCAGCACGAGAGGCTATCCGCCAATATGATGCGGCGTCAATGGACCGATTGAGTAGCGACTGGCAACCTGCTTATGGTACCGCCGAGCAGTTGGCCACCGGTGCACGTGACCTTATTCGAGGTCGAGCTCGTGCAGCTGAAATGAACAGCGACTTAGCTGAGTCTGTAGTTACAGCGCTGATCCGTAACGTCATTGGCGTTGGGATTAAGCCACAGGCAAAGGTAAGAAGCGGTAAAGGTAAGTTAAATACGAATCTTAACAACAAAATTGAAAAGGCTTGGGCAAAATGGACGGAGGCTGAAAATGCGGACGTCCGGGGGATGTCTAACTTTTACGAACTGCAGTCTATCGCGCTACGGCGGATGTTGTATGACGGTGAAATCCTTGTCAACAAAACCGCACAAGGTGAGTACTTGCCACTAGCAATCCAATTGATTGAGGCGGAGAACATCGGAGCGGTTAGCCTACAACATGGTAAGAACAACATTATCAACGGCGTGGAGGTTAACGAATATGGGAGACCAGTTGCGTATCACGTATATCAAAGCGATCCAATGGGGTTACGCAGTTTCGACGCATTACGGCTAACTACGAATCAGGCGTTCTTATTATTCAAGCCGACTCGTACCTCTCAGCTTCGAGGAATGAGCCACCTGGCCTTAGTCCTTCGTCGTATCCACGATATTGATGAGTACATGGACGCAGACCTAATCGCCGCCCGTGTATCAGCATGTTATAGCGCGTTCATCACGTCTCAAAATTCAGCACGTCAAACGGCGATGCTACCAAGGGATAGTAAGGGACGTCCTAACATGACACTAGCACCAGGTATGGTTAGACACCTTAGCCCTGGTGAATCCATTGAGTTTGCAGACCCTAAACGTAATGCAGGAACTGCGAGTGAATACTCGGCAACTCAGACACGGAGAATATCCTCCGGTCTAGGAATGAGTGCGGATATCGTAGCTCGTAATATATCAGGTAACTTCTCAGCAGCAAGGCAAAATCTGTTAGAGGATCAAAAGACCTTCCGACAATGGCAAGAATTTGTTATCGCACACTTTTGCATGCCAATTTGGAAAGCCTTTATTGACGCATTGTACCTAGCTGGTGAACTACCATCTGACTACTTGGCGAATAAGGACAAATACCAGGAAGTATCTTGGCTTGCGCCCGGTTGGTCATGGATAGACCCAGTTAAGGAAGTGTCCGCCAATAAGGAAGCTATCAAATCCGGCCTTACAACCCTTGAGGATGTGTGCGCAGCATCAGGGCGTGATTGGGAAGAAGTTCTTGAACAACGGAAACTCGAACAGGATAGAGCCAAGGAGCTTGGGGTGTTACTAGATTATTCCAGCGAGTTGCAACCATTGATGGACCCAGATAGTGACGATAACGTCCAACAATCACAGGAAGGAGCTGATGGCTAACAATGGACGAAAATGAAAAACGTAGCATTTATGGTAACTATTGCCGTGAATCTACGATTGACCAAGTCGACTCCGACAATCGGACGGTAGAACTTTCCTTCTCCTCCGAAACGCCATATGGCCGTTGGTTCGGCGATGAAATCCTTTGCCATGATGAAGAATGTATCAATCTCGATAGATTTAATGATGGCTTAGGCACCGTGCTATTTAACCATGATCGTGATGCGGTCGTGGGGCACATCGAAAAGGTGTGGATTGAAGATAATCGAGGTAAAGCGCTAGTACGCTTTGACGAAGATGAACAATCCGACGCCATATTTAAGAAAGTCCAATCCGGAACACTTCAAGGTGTTAGCGTAGGGTACGCTATTAACCGATACGAAGTGCTCGAAGATGATAGTACTACATCCACGAATGGCCGTTTCACCGGTCCAGCATACGTCATCACGGATTGGGAACCTTTAGAAATCAGCATTGTATCCGTACCTGCAGACCCTACGGTCGGCGTAGGTCGCAGTGCAGATGATATTCAAATTCATACAAGTATTGACACACAGGAGGAAAACAAAGGTATGGATGAAAAAGAAAAATTGACTGAAACTCCAGAAGTGAAATCCGCTCCAGTTGAAGGTGGTATCACAAAAGAAGAATTAGCAAAAGCTATGGAAGAAGAACGTAAACGTACTTCCGAAATTACAGCTATGTTCCGCGACTTCGATGTTGAAGGCGCAGACGAAGCAATCGTATTGGGCAAATCCGTTGACGAAGCACGTGCAATGGTAATGGACCAATTACGTGCCCGTAACGCAGGCGTGTCCGTTAAAATGGGTGAATCCGAATCCGATAAATTCCGCGCGGCTGCACAAGATGCAGTATTAATGGCGGCAGGTATTCAAGTAGCTGAACCGGCACCAGGTGCTAACGAATTACGTGCACATTCCTTAGTTGAATTAGCACGTGAAGCGTTACAACGTGAAGGCCTTCGTGCTAACTTTGGCGATAATTTGGAATTGGCTCGTGAAGCTATTAACTCCACATCCACATTCCCTGCTATCATGTCCAACTTGGCGAATAAATCCGTAATGAACGGCTTTAACGAAGCAGAAACTACTTACCAATTATGGGCGGGTAAAGGCTCTAACCGCGACTTTAAGGAAGCTACTCGCGTAGCATTATCTGAAGCAGGTGACTTGGAATTAGTTCCAGAAGGTAGCCAATTCAAAGCTATGACATTCGGTGAAACTTCCGCACGTACTAAAGTCGCTACTTACGGCAAATTGTTCAGCTTAACACGTCAAGCTATCATCAACGATGACCTTGGTATGTTCTCCGCAATTGCTATGCGTTTCGGTAGCGCGGCTAAACGCTTGGTCAATAAAATGGTATACGCACAATTGACAGGTGACGTAGTGATGGACGACGGTGTTGCATTGTTCAATAGCAAACATGGTAACGTTGCATCCACAGGTGAAGCATTATCTGTAAAAGCTATTGCTAAAGCAGTAACTGCTATGCGCCGTCAAAAGGGTATCCAAGGCACCGCTACCCTTAATATCACACCTAAATACTTAATCGTTCCACCTGAACTTGAAATGGTAGCATACCAACTCATGAACTCCACTGCAGATGTGACAGGTGTTAACTCTGGTGTGGTTAACCCATACAAAGGTCGATTCACTGTAATCGCTGATGCAGAAATCACTGACCCAGATGCATGGTACTTAGTAGCCGATGCAACTCAACACGATACAATCGAAACTACATTCTTGAACGGCGTAGAAGCTCCACGCTTAGAAACTCGTCAAGGCTTCGATGTAGATGGTATCGAATATAAAGTTGCATTGGATGTAGGCGTACGTGCACTTGATTTCCGTGGCCTTTACAAAAATGCTGGTAAATAATTAGGGGGTAACGATATATGATGACACAATTCGTACAAGAAACTGACCGCATTGACATTACTGCAACTGCAGAAGTCAAAGCCGGTAATATCGTAGAAGCTGGTGCACTTCATGGTGTGGCTATCACTGACTTAAAAGCAGGTGAAGTTGGCGCCATTAAAGTAACCGGCGTGTTTAAAGTAACGGCTAATAAGACCGATACTTTTGAAGTCGGCGATGTAGTTAACTTCTTGATAGATAAAGCTGTTAAAACAGGCGGTAAACCAATGGGTATCGCAGTAGCGCCTAAAACTGCTACACAAGATACAGTTACCGTTATGCTAGTGCAAGCTGTCAAAGTTGGCGCATAGTCAATAGCTATATTATGAGGATAACGGGGGCCACATGCCCCCGTTAAACCTATGAGGTACAAATATGTATACATACGATGAAAACGTCCTCCTGGGGGCATTTGGTGAGAAAATCACATATGAAGGTAAGACCATCAAGGCGAGCGTGGAAATCGGTGAGTACGATGGCAAGGGTTCAGGATTCGTAACCGGATTAGCTGATAAAGCGAAGATATGGATACGGACCAAGGATATACCACTACCCAAGGCGAAGGATGAAATCTACATCCATGGTAAGAAATGGTATGTGGATCATATCTCCGATAGCGACGATAAGATGCATTGCCTCGAAATCGTGGCCAACGTAAGGACGGTGAGACCATGAGTAATGAGCCTATCACCATTAATGATGGCGCTACGCCGTACCTTGAATTTATCGCTAAAACGAAACCGGATTGGATGCGTAAGGCAATGAAGTCGATGGGCTTCATGATGTCTAAGGCTATCAAGGAGGGCATTAAATCCGGAGCGCCAGGCGGTAAGAAATATGCTAGCTTTATGCCACCGGCTATGCTGGCACAACTCGAAGCAGCATTCGGTGCTAAAGTTCGTCGAGCTTATCGGAAAGGTGGTAAGGCTGACCGAGAAGGATGGACACATAGGTCTCGTGATGAGCTTATCGCAAGTGGCGTAAAAGCCGGCACCGTTGGATATACTCCACTTGGCAAGATGTACCGAGCCGTAGGGTATCAGTATGACGCAAAGTCTGAATCGGTCAAAGTTGGGTGGTTATCAAATTCTGCTAAGAAATTAGGGGAGCAGATAGAGAAGGGCTACACCAAAGAAATAACAGAAAACATGCGTAAGAAATTATTCGCGCATGGGTTCCAGTTGGCCAAGGGGAAAACTACTTTTACCATTAAACCTCGTGAAACCTTCGGGCCGATGCGTAATGCACTTCAACCTAAACTCGTACCATTCCTTGAAAAGAAAATTGGTGAGTACGCACTCGGTAATACCTCATGGGGCTCCAGTAATCGAGTATACAAAGTGAGGTAGCTATGCAAACAATTCCACTCGCAGTGATTGCGAATCGATGGGTTGAGGCAATCAAGGACAATGATCATATCAATGAGTTCTGTCAATCAAAGTACGGTAAGGACCTGTCCATATATGTAGGGTATGACGATGCAGGCGCTCCTCTTGAGGAGGACTGTCCATGCGTTATAGTTCTTATGGATTCAAAGTCCGAAGGGCTTGCTGATTCTTATTCGTACACACTCCAACTTGTATGGGGTGTGTGCCGGAAGGAAGCGGAGCGTAATGGCCGTGTCATTACCTATACAGGGGCCTTTGAAACCGATGAACTTGGCCAGCTACTCATTGAATGTATTATGGCCGTCAACCCTAATTATCCAGTCATTAACATTGATTATGAAACGGATAATGTATCGTGGCGCCCTGTGTATCCAGGAAAGGCCACATTCACAATAGAAATACCGCACGTAATCGGCGGTCACGTTGAATATTAATAGGAGGATAACATGGCAGTAGCTAAACGTGCGCAAGGCGCACAATCCAAATTAACAATGGCTTTTGAGACTGACTTTGGCGTTACACCGTCCACCGGTGGCGTGGTTATGCCAATCATTAGCTCCTCTTTAAAAGCAAGTCAAAATCTAAATGATTCTAATGTAATTCGTGGTACACGTAATCCAGCTGCACCTAGCCGAGGTAACATCGATGCATCCGGTAGTATTACACCTCCAGTCGATGTAATTGGTTTCGGTTATTGGTTGAAACTCGCATTCGGCGCGCCTACTTCTACAGCAGGCGCAGGTTCCGCACATAAGCATGTGTTTAAAATAGGTCCGGATATGCCGTCCGCCACATTCGAGCAAGGCTATAAGGATATCAGCACATACCAACAATTTAGTGGCGTTCGAATGAATAAGATGGCGCTTAACTTTGGCGGTGACTCCGAGTTAACAGCCACTATCGACGTAATGGGATGTAAGGAAACAATGGCGGCAGTGCCATTTGATACAGCACCTACTCAAATTGCATTTACTCCGTTTGAAAATCTTGAAGCTACAATCAAAGAAGGTGGCGTGACAGTTGCTAACGTATTGTCCCTAAGCCTTAACATTGATTTCGGCTTGGATGGTGATTCCTATGCTATCGGTAATAAAGGGTTCCGTACCTATATCGATACAGGTATTGTCGGTGTATCTGGCACATTGAAAGCGTTCTTCCAAAACATGGACCTTTTAAACAAAGCCGTAAATGGCACAGAATCTAGCCTTGAATTGACGCTCACAAAAGGTGATAACTCCTTGGTTATCAAATTGCCTGAATTGATTTACGAACGTAACTCTCCAGGTATCGATGGTCCTAAAGGCGTTAACATTGAAATGCCGTTCAAGGCATACTACGGCGATGATGCTGAAGCATCTGCTATTCTATTCGAATTAACTAATACGCAAGCATCGTATTAATAGGAGGTAACTATGAAGATTCAAGGTAAGGAATTAAAAGCAAGAGCCCTCACATGGTCTGAACGTGAATCCTTGATTAAAGCAGGATTGGACTTCGTATATTGTCCAGTCGAAGCTGATGATCAATTAGCAGGAATCATTCGTAGCCGTGACATTATGCGGTTCATCTTGATGGACGTATATGGCCTCAGTGATGAGGACCTTAATACTGTATCTGACAAGGAAGCTATGGACTTTGCAGGCAAAGTTATCACAGCTACATTTCAGGTACAAGACGAAACGGAAAAAAACTAAAAGAGGTGTGGGGGTGGATGTCCTCTGACCGTCCGAAGTATTGCCAAGGGTGTAGGGAGTTACAATCCGCCACCCGGCAGTCCTTCGACTGCTCGGAGTGTGAATACAATCCTCCACACCTATTATTTGGTACAAAATTGGCTATGAAACTGTATACCCTATCACGCAGTCAACGCATATATCACACCGGAGGGTTAGCGGGATTTGATTATCCGGCCATCCGCACAGTTGCGGAAATGAATAATATCAACCTGGGTCCGATGTTATTCAACCTCATGTGGATATTAGAGGGATTAGAAATGGAGGCGAAGAATAAGGATGTCGAATAATGTAGTAGATATCGTAGTGCAACTGACCGATAAGAATACGCAAGCCGGTTTAGAGAAAATCGCAGCCGCCTCTAAGGGTACAGTTGCCGAGTTAGCAAAATTAAAAACTGAAATGTTGACCATTGGAGCCGGTGCAGGTATCACCGGTCTAGGGTCAAAGCTTGCCAAGGAGGCACTCGACTGGAATTTATCAGTTAAGAAAATGCAGTCCTTAACAGGTGCCACTGCTGAGCAAGCTAGTACCTTTATCTCCGTGGCCAACTATATGGGCGTGGCTACCGACGTAAGCACTACGGCGTTTGCCAAGTTTGCGAAGGCAGTATCCAACGCTCAAGATAAGATGCAAACAGCCTCGGCCGAGGGGAAGCTTGCGACCGATATGTTCAGTCGGTTAGGGATTAGTATTGATCAGATTCAAGGGAAGAACACTCTTGAAGTATTCCAGATTATCCAAGAACGCCTAAGAGGCATGAAGGATGGCGCGGAAAAAACTCGCGTCGAAATGGAATTGTTCGGTAAGACGGGCTACCAACTCCATGGCATGTTGAATATGTCTGCAGAGGCGATGAAGCAAGTCGAGGACCGGGCACGTGCTATGGGCCTTATTATTGACGATGAAGCGGCTAAGAAATCGGCGCAGTTTAATCGTCAATTAAAGGACATGGAACAAACCGGTAAGCGTTTGGCCATCATGATTGGCCAAGAGTTATTGCCAGTGATTATGGACTACACACAATGGGCTATCGACTTAACGAAGTCCTATAGCAGTATGGCCACCGAACAAAAGGAAGCCATCTCAGGGGTAGTGAAATTTAGTTTTGAAGCTGGTATCGCTGTTACTGTAATTCAGTCTGTAACGACTGCCTTGAAATTCATGAGACTTGCCACATTAGCGGCTGCAGGTCCTTGGGTAGCTTTGGCCAGTGCTATTGCGCTGGCAGGTAAAGCATTACTTGACTATCGATACAAGGAACGTACCAAAGGTACTGACCTCGGGGTTGAAGTCAATGGTATGAAGGCCCATCGGAATATGAACTCTGATAAGGGCACCAGTGAAGCATACATGGCGAACCACGATGGACGGTACTGGGTTGAGGATAGTTCCTTCTTCGGTTTGATTAAGAATGACCGTCTAGCCACTAAGGAGGAAGGCGCTCAAATTGACGCAGCTATGAAAGCTAAGGAAGAGGCTGATGCGGCGAAGAAGAAAGCTGAAGAAGAACAGGCCAGGTTAGACCAGGAAATCGAGAACGCTAAGAATGGTCTATCTAACAACGAAGCAATTAATAAGGCTAATGAGGAGGCCGGCAAAGCGGCGAAAGCCCAAGAAGCTGCAGCTAAGAAAGCAGAACAAGCGGCGGAGAAATTAGCAAGCTCCGTGGAACGTCTTAACGATATGATTCGAAGTCTCACGCTTCAATCCTTGGAGATTGACGGCAGTCAATATGAAATTGATAAGCTCAACGCTAAGAACCAATATGAATCGAACAATAAGAACATTCGAGATATTATTCGTTCCGCAGCGGGGCTTAACAGCGTAGGCGGTGGTAGCGGTGAAGCCTCCGGCGTATTAGCTGCAGCTAATGCTCAACTTGGCAAGGCCTACTCACTAGGCGCCGATGGTACTTGGGCTACGGACTGTGGCAAGCTATTTGCGGATTCCGTTAAGGAGACATTCGGAAAGGACGTACCAAGATATGTTCCTTCCATTATGGATGCGGCAGCCGCTGCGGGGGCATGGCATCCGGCTGGTGATGGATATACACCTCAAGCAGGCGATGGCGTCGTAGTCCTTGGTGATAATCACATCATAATCTCTGATGGCAACGGAGGATACACTGGTGCTAATTCTAGTACGGGAGTAGTTGCTAAGCAGTCCGTCGAAGGAGACTTCGGGGCGGTTACAGGATATGTGGATACGGCTAAATTGGTAGGCGCATCTGCAAGCGTATCGGCTTCTAGCGATGCCCTTAAGAACGCTAACGCGCAAGCGTTGGCCAACTCCAACCTAGTGGCCGAGGCAAGGGCCAAGAACGAAGAAGTATATCAAAAGAAACTTGCTGAGGCGGAGCGTAATCAAACTATCCGCGTTCGCAAGATGAATGAGGATATTACGAAACTCGATCTTGAACGTACAGGTGACAGACTCCAACTTATCAAGACTGAGTCCGATGCACAAAAGGCTCAAATTGACGATAATGTTCGTGAGTACACCAAGGCCGTAGGGGACAAGAAACTCGCTGAGAAGAAGGCAGAATCGGAACGATTAAAACTCGTAGCCGATACTGAGCAGAAAATCAGAGAACTTGCCTACACACAAACGACTGAGGCATTAGATCATCAGTCCAACCTGGTGAAACTTGGCCACCTTACACAGGACCAGTCCGACGCCATCTTGGCGGAACAACTGCAAGCCTACATCGACTATTCCAAGGACGAGCTAGCTAATGCACAGATGACAGCTACGCAACGTCTACAGATTGAGAAGAACCTAGTTGAGGCCCAACAAAAGCTATGGGAGATGGCAGGGCGTAACTTGAAATCTCGATTGAAGGAAGCAGCGCGTCAATATCAAGAGGAAACAGTGAATTATGCTGACCTTGCGAAGTCGACCTTTGACAGTACGATGAGTAATATCAATTCGACTTGGACAAGTAATCTCGAGGCTATGGCCACCGGTACGAAGTCCTTCAGTAAAGGGCTTATTAGTATATTCAAGGATATGACGAACAGCATTATCAAGATGATGGTGAACTTATCCTTCCAACAATATCTACAACCTAAGCTCCAAGGGCTATTCGGGGGATTAGCTGGAGGTATAGGAAATATTGGCGGAGGAGGGCGTACCTTCTCCAGTGGTAGGTCCTTTAGTTCAGCGTTCAGCAGTCGAGGGTTCTCTAAGTTCGCATCCGGCGGGGTAGCGCCTACAGGTATGACTTTGGTCGGGGAAAACGGTCCGGAGCTCCTTCAGTTCAACGCGTCACATCGTATCTATAATGCGAGTCAAACTCGTAAGATGCTAGGTGGTAATCAGGGGAATAACGTTACTGTTAACATCATCAACCAATCTGGCCAAGCCCTTGAATCTGAGCAACAAAGCTCGAGATTTGATGGCGAAAACTACATCATCGATGTAATGGTCAGAGCCGTAACAAATAATAAAGGAGGTGCGCGGGATGCAATTAAAGCAGCCGCAGGTTAATCATGGCAACATTTCCAAATATTAGATATCCGATATATCCAATTCAAGAAACTACACCGGATATGACCTATAAGGGCCAAGTGGAGAACATGACGATTATTAGTCGCCGTAAGACTACTAAGGCCTTACGGTCATACAGCGTGAACTATAAGGTGCCCACCTCTGAATACTTACGGTTAAGGTCGTTCTTTGACGAGGTTAACTGTTCGACAGTATTCGACTGGACGAACCCTGAAACGAAGGAAACTATCAAGGTACGGTTCAGTGATCAGTTAGACTTCGCCGCGAATGACTACGGCATATGGGTTGGTACCGTGAAATTACAGGAGGCATAACATGTTAACACTTTCAACCGCATCAATTTTGGAGAAAAACAAAATAGACGCCACAGGTGTATGGCTCATGCTCCTAGATATTGAATATAAGGGCGATATCGTCCGACTCGTGTATAACACCGAGGATATAATCTTCCAAGGAAACAAGTATATCGCGTTCCCCTTCAAATTAGCGGACGTAAACCATAACTCGACTGACCTTCCAAACGTGAAATTGTCCGTGTCCAATGTGACACGGACAATCCAACGCCTGGCGGAGGATAACCAAGGGTTCACAGGTGCAAATGTCATTGTCCGCGTAATAAATACAAACGTACAAAATGTGTGCGAAGTAGAAGAACACTTTGTTATTACCGGCTCCGTCGCTAATGCAGAATGGATGGAGTTCACACTAGGTACGGATTTTAGTTTCACACGTCGGTTCCCATTGGTCCGCATCATGAAGGACTTTTGCCCGTTCAAGTTCAAAGGTGTTCAGTGCGGATATAAAGGCGATGAAACCGAGTGTAATAAGACTTTGTCACGATGTCGAGCATTAGGGAATAGCGTTCGATTCGGAGGCGAGCCAACGATTCCACAGGGAGGTCTGTATGCATCTAACAAGTGATATGACTGATATGATTGGCACTCCATTCGAGGAGCTGAAATGTTGGGACGTAGTGGCCGAGGTGTATCGCCGTAATGGTGTTACACTTCCGAACTACACAGATATTCCTATGGATGAGTGGCAAGAGGTCAAGGAACCTACGGAGGGCAGTGTTCTGGTTTTTTCGCTAAAAGGTAAGGAACTTGACCACGTAGGCGTGTATTTAGGCGATGGCCGATTCATTCACGCTACTAAGCCAAGCGGTGTATGTATCGAGCATATTTCTAAATACGTTCCTAGGCTTAAACATATATACGATAGAAAGGAGTAGCCGATGATTAATGTAGTGCTAGTAAGGAATCCGTTTAAACCGGATCAGCATGAAACACAATACCGCCCCTATAAGGCGAATATGCCATTAAGCTTTTATACTAAACAAGATGGCGACTGGGTATACTCCATTAATGGCCAAGAGGCTACGCTTGATGCCATTGTTAACGATGGTGATTATATCGTGGCCATGCCACAGATTGATGGCAAGTTCTTTGGTATTATTTTAACCATTGGCCTTAGTATCGCAACCGGCGGTATCGCAAGCGGTGCGATATTTGGTATCCAAAGTCTAATATGGCGCACAGTACTCTCCATGGCCATTGGTATGATCGGCAATATGCTCGTTAATAAGTTAACCCAGCCAAAGGCTGACCGCTCCAATTCTGATTCAGCACAGGCTAATACCTATGGATGGGGAGGGGCCAAAACTGTAACCGGTCAAGGGTACCCTCTAGCCGTTACATACGGCCGTATGAAGAGCGCAGGGCTCCTCTTATCGCGTCACATTATCAGTGACGGGGAAAAGCAGTACCTCAACCTCTTATATTGTGCCGGTGAAGGCGAGTTATCCAAAATCGAGAATATCCGTATCAATGCTAACCCTATTAGTAACTACCAGGATGTGCAAGTAGATATCAGATTAGGTACCAATGACCAAACCGTTATCCCTAACTTCAACGATAACTATGCAGACCAAGTACTCAATTACGAATTAAAAACCGGGTGGAGTACGCAACGTGTACAAGGGGATGCGTGCAACGCTATCGAGTTAACTATCAGCTTCCCCAATGGCCTGTATTACTCCAACGATACGGGCGGTATGGATGCTACCTCGGTTACTCTTGATGCGGAAATCCGAAAAGTTGGGGAGGACGAGGAGTGGCATAAATTACCGCTATCCAACCAAAAGGGTATGCAGGCCTTCGTTAAGAAATCCGGTGACGGATGGACCTTCACGCGTCAAAAGTCTGATGCGGAAATCGCTGAAGGCGACTATAAGGGCAAGGTTACCGAGGCTACAAACACCGCGTTCTATCGAGTGTACCGATTCGATAACCTCGATAAGGCGCAGTATGAAGTTCGTGTTCGTTGCTCCAGTAAGGACGGTACCTCAATCCGATACAACAATAAGGTGTACTGGAACCAATTAACGCAGATTATATATGATGACTTCGTACATCCTGGTAAAGCGCTGATTGGTATTAAAGCCTTGGCCACTTCTCAGCTTAACGGCTCTGACCCTGAAGTATCCTGGGTACAAGAACGCTCCGCCGTGTATGTGTTCAATCCGTATCAGCAAAAGTACGAGGTACAGCGTGCCGATAATCCAGCATGGGCGGCGTATGATCTACTCCATATGGCTCGTAAGTTTGGCGATGAATACGTCGTATTTGGCCAACCTTATGGACGTATGGACTACGACGCATTTAAAGCCTGGGCGCTTAACTGTGATAAGAACGGATTTACCTTTAACTATATCTACGATAGCGCTAGCCGGTTATGGGATGCGCTCAAATATCCGGAAAACGTAGGGCGAGGTAAAGTTATTCCACAGGGAACTAGATTCACCTGTGTTAGTGATTATAAGTCGACACCGGTGCAGCTATTCACGGTGGCCAACATTAAGCAAGGTAGCTTTTCCGAAGAGTTCCAGGGCATCCAAAGCCGTGCTAACTCCGTGGAAATCTCCTTCCTTAATAAGGATAAGGACTACGAGCGTGATGTTATCCCCGTGTATGGCGATACCTACGATGAATCGGATACACTTACCAACCCGGCACAAATTGAGCTCATGGGATGTACTAGCCTAGACCAGGCGTTCAAACATGGTAAGCACTACCTGCGATGCAATAAGTACGAGGTGCGTACTGTATCTATCGAAGCCTTCACCGACGCCATAGCATGCACGATAGGGGATATTATCCTTATCCAACATGACGTACCTGAGTGGGGCGAAGGCGGCCGAGTGGTATCGGTTACAGGTAGTACTATCACCCTTGATAAGGAAGTATCGACATTACCTGGCAAGCAGTACCAATTACTCATTCGTAACAGCGCTACCGATGCAGTGACTACGCTCACAGTACTAAGCGTGATTGGCCGTAACGTAACGGTTAAGGAAACGATTGCAGTCGAACCGGGTAGCGTGTACGCCTTTGGTGAGTTAACCAAAGCAGCTAAACCATTTAGGGTGCTAGCTATTACGGAAGGCGGTACAGAACTTACTCGCAAGATACAATGTATGGAATACTATCCGGAAGTGTATACGAGTGATGATGGTACTGTTCCTGTTATCGATTATAAATCTGAGGTTGGTAGCGATATCGAGGATATAGGCCTCGTAAGTGATGTATACGGTGCGAATGGCATTATGTACTCACGAATCGCCGTCCGTTGGCAACTGCCTCGTGTTGGCAAGATAACCAACGTAGTGGTTAACTATCGGAACGCTAAAAGCGATACCTGGAAATACGTGGGGAACTTCCCCGCATCACCTAATAGCACGGAGATATCCGATGTACTATTAGGTGCTACCTACGAGGTTAAGGTGCAAGCTATTAACGATTTAGGGCAACTCACTACTGGGGTTACTAAGGAAATCGTTATCCCTAAGATGCAAGCGCCTGGCGATGTGCAGAACCTACACGTCATTAGTCGCTACAACCTAACCGCTGATAAGAGCGTGTACTATGACCTTCAAGTGATGTTCGAGCCACCGGCTAATCCTGGCAACTTTGATAACGCTGAGGTGTGGTACAAGCTTAAATCTAAGAACGGCCAAGTTATCGCTGGTCAAGATTGGCAGTATGCGGGTAACAGTAACAGCCAGGTTATTATCAAGGCTTTGGGTCCTGGTGAAGAGTACGAGGTTAAGGCTGTAGCCGTGGACAGGTTCGGTAATCGCTCTGATACCGCACAGGTAGTTGATGTAGTAGTCAAACCGATGGACGAAGTACCGGACATGCCTAAGAACTTTACTGTATCGTTCAAGGACCACGCCACCGCATCATGGAATGATGTATTGAACGCAGACGTGGACTACTACGAACTACGCACAGATAATGACCCAGGGAAGGATACCAACGCACTACTTGCGAAGGTGAAAGGTACATCCGCTAATCTACCACTTACGAAGCGAAGTGGCACTGTATACTTGTATGCACGAAGTACGCTAGGTAAGTACTCAACCCCGGCAACGTATTCGTATAACTTGCCCCAGTTAGAGGCGCCTACGTTCGAGGTCAAGGACCAACTCGGAGGGTTCAGCCTCTACTTTGGGGCGAAGCCTCCACAGGCATATGTAATCCGTTGCCACGTTATTGGTGATGATCGTACAGACGATTTAGAGACTACGTCTAGCATGCTCATCTACTCTAATAAAGCAGGGGTATATCGTGTGCGGTGTGAATACGTCGATGTGTTCGGTAGTAGCTTAGTGACTGAGAAGTCGGTCACTATTAAGGATAGAGTCGATAAGAGCCTACTTGATGCGGAAGCATTAGGGCTAAAAGCTATGGACGAATCAATCCAAGCGATGAGTTCTGAAGTTGGAACGATGAAAACCTCCGTTAATGGGTTTGCATCTAAATTAGTTCAACTTGATAAGGGTATTACCCAAAAGGTAACTGACCTTAATCAGAACCTATCCGGGCAAATTACTACATTATCCGAGGGTATCGACCTTCGCGTAACACATGCCATCGGGAATATGAGTGGACAGGATATCGTTAGCCGGATTAACTTATCCCCTGAAGGTACTCGAATCGATGGCAAGCTATTACACGTAACAGGCCAAGCACTGTTCGATAATAACATCATCACTGAGGGTATGCTACAGGCTAACTCGGTAAGCGCGGATAAGATACAAGCATTATCCATTAGTAGTGACAAGTTACAAGCGGATAGCGTTACCGCGGATAAGTTAAAGGTGAATAGCCTTGACGCTATTACGGCAACGATTGGTACGCTTCGAACTAAGACGAGTGGCGCTCGTGTTGAGATATCCGATAACTTAATCCAGGTATTCGATGATAACAATGTACTGAGAGTGAGGTTAGGCCTATGGGACGATTGATTAAATGGTTAAAAGAAAAGCTGACTTTGTTATTTAGAAAGAAAGGTGATACTGTGCCAGCTGGAATACAAGTATTTGATGAACACGGTGAAACTGTAGCGGACTTATCTACAGGACTTACCAAAATTATATGGACTAAGGAATTGACAACTATTGAACCTGAGTTCTCGGTCAAGACTGACATATACAAAGGCCAAAAGCTATTCGCACTTCGTGAATATTATGGTACCTGTGGCTCGAATGACTATGAAGGTGACTATGTCAGCTATATTAACGGCGATACAGTTACCTTCGCGCCAGCTAATAAGGCCTATATCGGTAGACCTTGTCGAGTGAAGCTAATGATAGGAGTATGCGAATGAACATCTTAAAAGTAATCAATAACAAGAAAAATGTACTGCTCGATGATAATCAAACCTGTGCATTTCTTAAACATAGGATAACGTTTAGCGGTACCGGTGACATCCCTTATATTAGCATGGGGGCTACACCTGATTGGAAATACCGAATTTCGCAGTCTCAAGCTTATGACGTTAGAGCAAAGGGGACAAAGTCCTCAACGGCCCTCATTACAATTCCAATCACACATAGGGACCCTGATGAGTATTATATTTACTCTGTGGCTTCTGCTTCGCCAATAGAAATGGTATCCACTGGCGAACGTATGGCTGTTGATATGGCTACCGGTTTAAAGAAACCACTGTTCGTATGCCGGATTTACGTTCCGTATACGACGGACATCGGTAGTATCCTAAGAGGCCTTGAAATTTATGTGTACTCCAATAAGATTTCAAAATCTGAAACGTACGGCATGGAAGTATTTGACGAGAAAGGCAAACCCGTTTTTAACAGCGCGAATTATTATATCCGCGCTAAGGATACATGCTTTAAACATTACACAGAGGCGGATACAACCTCGGATAAGTTCAAGGAGTCTCATACCTATGAGGTTACTAAATTAGGGCTAACAGTAGTTAACTCTGTACCAGGGCAGTATATAGGATTTGACGGAAATGTAGTGTATGCCTATCCGTCTGCAAGTTTGCCACCTAACTTTTTTAAACAAACAAAGTTTTCAGGAACACTTCAATATGTCGTTTCCGAATTAGACCAACATAAGCACTTCCCTGAATCCGTTGACCTGGCTGAAATCTAAGGAGGCCTATATGATAGAACAAGACATCACATTGTACGCAGGGCAGGACTTTGGTATGACCTACGTCGTACCGCCTGGCGCCGATATGGACCTAAGTCAATACCAGGCCGTCTGCAAAATTCGTAAACGGCCCTATGATGATATGAAATTAGAGTTAACACCTGTGGTACAGTCTAAGCAGGTAGGGTTCTTCATTAGTGGAAAGGATTCCGCTAAAGCCCAATTAAAGGGTGGTGATTACCTGTATGACGCGTTTATCTACAATGATCAGAAATGGATAAAACTTGGACAGGGTACAGTCACCATCGTTCCAGATATTTCAATGCACAAGTAAGGGGGTATACGATTATGGAAACAAATGAACTAATTTTAAAACTCGATAAGGACAGCACATTACCACTTATTGAAGGGCTAGGTAAAAGTGCCTATTCTATTGCAGTGGCTCATGGGTTCAGAGGTACTGAACAGGAATGGCTTGATAGTCTAAAAGGCTTACAAGGCCCTCAAGGTGAACCCGGCCCAAAAGGCGACCCATTCCGATATGAGGATTTTACACCAGAGCAATTGGCGGCCTTAAAAGGGCCTAAAGGTGATAAGGGCGAGGACGGCGCAAGTGCTACGGCAGACAACGCGCATCAGTTGTTGCTACAAGGTAACGTATGGTGCGAAAGCGCCAGTGTTGACGATGTACTCACCGCATTAATCGGTAATATGGGTAAGCCGTTTCCTAGGATTGAGTTTAAGACTTTGGCCATTCCAAGCGTAATCCAAGGTCAACAGGTGGTAGCAGTAACAGGGGAACCTCATTACAGCGTTAAAGTAGTCGGCAATGATACGCCTTTCACGCTAGACAATACTGGGGATTGCACTGTAACCATTCCGCCTCTAGGTGAAGATGACATCAAACTCACCTATCACAATTTCACAGGTGCGAAAGTGGCGGACTATACAATTAAAGGCGTATCCAACGAACACGCCAACGCAGAATATACCGAAAATGGCATTGTGTACAAACTCTATGGCGATGTGTTGAAAATGAACATTACCAACAATACAGTGAATGGTAATTTCAAGGTGAACCCTAAGAGTTGGAACGTTTCTACTATGTCTATGTACGCTAATAGACCGACAACACTCAATTTAGGTGATAATTGGAACAGTTACGGACCTTATTATGTTGAAACACCTGAAAACGTAACATTTAAAGGATTCAATAATAACATGCACATAACCATCGCTACATCAACACAGGGGTCCGAAACGATGGCCTTTGATATGAATATCATTGAATGGGATGCACATAACCATCGCTACATCAACACAGGGGTCCGAAACGAGGACCATTTGTAATTAACCAAACCACAGGGGGAACGTATGCAAGAATTATCGAATTTTATGAGCGAGGCTTGGCGAATGCTGACAGATTCATTCGCGGTGAAAGCCTTGCTTGCATGTTCGACCTACTTAACTATCACACTTAGGGGGAGTGAATGGATATATTGAACGACATTTTAGTAATGCTGATTAGCGGTGTGTCACATGCGCATATAGTCAGTATGGGCGTTATCATCATATTAACGACTGTACTGCTATTCATTGACGCAGCGCAACGCATTACGACGGAGGTGCTTAGGTATAACAAGGATAATCACAGGAATAATACACCTATAACATTACTTACAACGCTCGCATGGTATGGATGGGGGAAAGGTGGATATGTTGATGCTACTACAGGGCTGAAACGTAGGTACCTTATGAGTGAACGCTTACGATCCGATTTACTAACGAAGTTATGCGTACAGTATCCCGCCTGGATGGTCTTATCGGTAGTGTTTGAATCGCTACCGGATATCCCGATTCCGAATACTGAACTATTCATGGACCACATTTTCTCATTCCTATTCATGCTGATTCCGTTCTTCTCCGAGTGTTGGTCAATTATCGAAAACTTACGCGAAATGGTTGAAGATGACCTCGTCGACTTTGGAAAGGTATTCCAAGGCGTACTAGAAATTATCAGAGCATGGAGGGGCAATGGATAAGTTAGCTATCATTAACCGCATCAAGCGGTCATATCAGTCCATCCGAATAGCTGGTATACGGCCAACTGGTGTATTAGCAACGAGGGCATTAGTCCTCGTCATGCTAGTACCTATGGTATTAGTCGTTGCCCAGTATGTATTATCAACGATTAAAGGCTATGTATCGCCCGAGGCTAATCAGCTAATCGATAAGGGCATATTTATCATTGACCATATCTTCGTTCCATCGGTGCTTATGACCATCGTTGGATTGTGTGGTATGTTCATCGACAAGAACCATAACGGTATACCTGATAAGCTGGAGGAACAGACATTGCCAATGAATCGACCTAGCATACAACAATTATCTGATGACATTAACCATGACGAGAGGGGGAAATAAATGTTTCGACAAATTACAATGGACGAGTTACAGTCCTTAGCGCTAGATGCATACGGCCAAATTGAAAAGTCCTACTTGCATTGGACAGGTGTGAAAGATGGTAAGCACTTCAAGGATTACCATATCAACATCGACCGAGATGGCACGATGTGGACCGATATGGAGGCCTTAACAGACTATAAGGAACACACATATATGCGTAACAGTAATGCTGTAGGCATTGCAATTGAAGCGTGTTGGGATGCAGTAAGCGAAAATAATCTAGGTAGTGAACCACCAACAACGGCACAGTTAACCACCATGACTCAAATTATGGCCGTATTAACTATTAACGCTGGTGTACCACTTGATATACAACATCAAATGACACACGCTGAAGCAGCAGATAATATGGACGGCCTCGACCTCTATTATTTAGATCCGACAGGCTATCCTAATAACACGTACGGCCCAGACTCCAACGTTGACCGATGGGACCTCTTAGTGTGTCATGAAGGTGACGAACGATGGAGCGGTGGGGACTGGTTACGTGGCACCGCTCGATGGTGGGGCGCTCAGTGGGGTAGTACGATTTAGAAAGGAGTTACCATGTATGAAACTTTCAAAAACAAAATTGTATCTGCGTTTACTCGTAAGCGCGTTATTCTTGGTGTGCTTAGCGTTCTTATCATCTGTTTCGCATGCAGCCTCGTCAGAGGGTACCTCGACACAAGAGTCGACTATCAGCGTACCCGTGAGCAGTTGGAACGAACTCAAAGGGCGCTTGATGAGAGCAGAAAGCTCAATCAACAGCTCAGAGAAAGCATTAGAGCAAGCCAACAACTTAACCGCGACGCAGGGAACAGCATTAACAGAATTGAAGATTATCAACGAAGAACGGACGAAGGAATTGAACACGCTCAAAGCAATCAACGAGAAACAGGGGCAAGAATTAACGAAAGCCTCCAATCTCTTGACAATGCAAGAAGCGAAATTGAACGAAGCCTCGACATCATTAGAAGAATTGACAGAACAAATCAAACGCAACAAACGAACAGAACAGCGCCTTAAAAGGCAACGTGACACATGGGCCTGGGTAAGCGGTGTATTTGGATTAGCAGGTGCAATTCGTCGATGACTGAGAGGTGATCCGTATATCTCCTGAGCATGAGCAGGTGGACTCATGGATTGATTTCAAAAGATTATCGAAAGAATGACAAAAGATTAAAAGGGCCTACTAGCTTAGATAATATCTAGGTTGGAAGGCTCTTTATTTTTGTGCTTTTATGAAATTTATTAAAATTAGTACTTGCAAATACATCGTATTCGATGTATAATAAAGACAAAGATAAGGGAAGTAGTAAAGGAGTACATACCATGAGTAAATACAGTGAATTTCTAAAAAGCGTAAAAGAATCTCAATTGACTAAGTTCTTCGGTGAAGTGAAACACACTTCTAATAAATATTTCAAATTTAACCATGTAATTAGCGACGATGAAATCATCATCGTAACTAACAACGTGAAATTCGTTAAAGGTAACCCAGTTCTAGTCATCGACAATAACAAAGTCGTATACCTAAAAGAATGGAACGTTGCAGAAGTTCGCAACTACAATAAAGACTTATACGCATATGCGGTTAAATTGAATCGCAAATACTGGAAGGAATACACATTCAAAAGTGATTTCGACGATATGTGCTTCGAACAAGCTGATACATTCGATAGCTTAAAATCTGTAGCAGAAACGCAAAATGATACTGAAATCGCATTAGGTTGGGGCAAATAAGGAGGTACTTATGAAATTCGAGGACGTTATGACCTCCGCTGAAGCAGCGGAGCGATGGAAACTTAGCCCAGTTACGGTGAAGCAGGCGTGCTCTGGTCAACGGAACACGCCACCTCGATTCACACCTACTGAATGCCGAAAGTCTAAAGGAACCTGGCTGGTATCAAGATCAGGAATGGAACGAGTATATGGGGAGGAACCAAAATTGATTGCTAAAATGGGAAAATATTTATTGGATGTTACAGAAACATTAGAAGAAAGTTTAAAAGAAGATTTTAATGTTCATGAAGTATTTGATAATGCTGTGTTTTCTGCAGCATGGAAAGAATATCAAGGTGTTGAATTTGATAATTCTCAACATGCTGATGCTGAATATTATGCATCTGATTTCGTACATTGGGTGTTAAGCGAATCAAAAGAGGAATATTATAATATCATCGGTTTGGTTGATGAAAACGATAATATGTATGAATGGTTAAAACAACCCTGTATAAAAACTGATGAATTTGAAAGTTTAGGTCAACATGTAATCGCAGCAACTGTATGCGCTGGAGAAAACAAAGGACAACTTTTGGAGCTTAATGATGAATATTTTAACGCTCAATATATCCTACACGCTGATGATGATAATATCTATCTCAACTGATATCATCTATCTATGAAATTGTAGATGGAAGTATTTGAATGTCTTGTAAATATACTATATAATTGAAATGATAAACGTTTAGAATTTGTTAGAATTTAGAATAGTAGCTCAACCGTGGCTCACCCTAAAATAATATAAGCCTAGCGTTAATCAGTATTTTAGGACTATAGAAACTATTAAAAGAGGAGAATTCCTACAAAAACATACTGGAATTAATTAAGGAGGTCCTATGAAATTTTCATTTGCTCACA